GTGGGGAAACACAGACATTTAAGATTGACGCACAAAACCTATTTGGTAATACTGGTTCAACTATCACAGACCCCACTTTAAGTTCATACATCGCAGGGTCAAAAAATAGTTCAATCACTCACACAGGAGGTTTAGGTCAATTTGGTATTATTTCTTCGGTGGGTAGTAATATCGTTATGCAAGGAGATAATAGAGCATTTACTATTATTGGAAGTGAGGATTGTGATATAAACTTTGATACTGAAAACGGATTACAAGGTATTTATACAAGTCAAAACTCAAACTGCAATAGAGGTTTTTTACACGCAATAGTCGGTTCTCAAGGTTGTAATATCAACGGAAACGAAAGGGTGGGTATGTATTCATCTCTAAATTGTAATACCAATTTCGCAAATACTGGTGTTTTAATAGGTTCTCAAGGTTGTACTATTACAGGTAGTATTCAAGGTATGTATTCAAGTGAAGCATCAACTATCCAAACAGGCTCAAACCTATCAGCGATGTTAGCAACCTACGCATCAACTATTGTGAATGGTGGATACTACAACGGATTTGGTTGGAGTTATGATAGTGAAATCAACAAGGGTAGTGCCGGTGAGAATATGGTTGGTATTGCGTGTAGAGAGGTTTTGATAGATAAAGAAAGAGCAGTTATGATTGGTGTTAGTGGTCTAACATCTGTATTCTCTGCAACCACTCACTTTGAGAATCAACACACTTACGGACAAACAACAACAAGAGTTCAACCAGTAGTAAGTGGAACTACCTTTACTATAGATGTAGATGGTGGTGGTAAATCACAAGTTTATATGACTGGTTCATCAACCATAGATATTGTAAATGTGAAAGATGGTTCTTCCTTTTTGATTAAAACAGAAACAGACGGAAACTATACCATCACTTGGTCTTCAACAGGTTATACATTCTTGTTTGCTGGTGGAACATCTAATCCTGGTAATAATGTAATAGACATATTCAGATTTGAGGTATTTGGTTCTGTTATTTACGGACAAAGAATACACGATTTCTCGTAAGTTATGTTAGAGCAGTTGTTAAATGATATTGGTGAGGAGATGGTGGTTCTTATCCGTAAGGAGATAATGACCCCACGAGACCGATTTACAAAACAACCAGTTCAACCAAAAAGACCCCCACGATACAACTTCAACGCAACTGGTAGTTTATATCGTTCCGTTCAGTATGAGGTAATAGACGAACAAATCTATATCTTGATGAACGACTACGGAGCTGATTATGTCTTTGGGACAGGCTCCAAGCCATCAAAACCCGCAATCGGGAGACAAGCAATCCTGTCTCTTCAGAAGTGGGTTGAGAAGAAACTCCGAAAACCACCGAAAGAAGCAAAAAGTATGGCGTTCGCTATTGGGCGTCGTCTTCACAAAGTGGGATACAAGGGGTATAATCTATTCAACGAGGAGTTCAATAATGGTGTATATTCATTCGTTGATAATCTATTGGAGAGACCCGAATATCAAGACGCAATCCTACGAGAACAACTCGGGGATATTTTTGAGAGAATAAACCTATTAGGAGGACAGACCTTCAACATCGCATTAGGAAGAGTATGATTACATTTTTATCAGAACCAAACTACATAGAACCCGTATATGGAAACCTCGTTTTTCAGTTTCAATCAACAGGTGCAACTGACCCGTCAAAATACAAATACAGATATGTTGTAGATGTATTCACAAACGAAGGGTTCATTACAACCTTGAAAATAACACCATCTACTCAAGGGTGGGGTCAGACAGACCTTTCCCCTATTTTGATGAACTACACATCATCTCAACCCCTGAATGTGGGTTGTAGTGGGGAGACACCAGTCCATCAAATAGCGTGGGGGTATTTGGACGATAATATGATTGTCTATTCTATAAAGATTGGTGAGGAGTATTCAACAACACCAAACGGACAAGTTGTCGTATATGACGGAAATGGTAATGTTGGTAGTCCTGCTATTTTGAGTCAGATTTCATATGCATACAACGGGGTAAAGGAATGGTTCAACGGACAGCAGTTCAACTTTCAACCATACTATCTAACAGGTCAGACAGGGAACTTCCCTCAATATTCCTCTATGTTTATGACGAACTCACCAAGAACAAGATATATCCGTTCTACGGATAATGCTGTTCTCGCTGCGTTCAACTGGTATTCAGCATCACCACCAGAGTATGGTAATCCTGTAGATGTATCTAAACAAATCTATTCTTCATTATTCACATTCTATGATGTAGATAATAATGTACTACAAACCAGTAGAAGTTATAATGTTGAAGACCTATGTGGAACTCGTCCAAATTGTTCTTGGTATGATGGGTGGTTTGACTTACCTACGAACTTTTCAGAACAACAGGTAGTTTATCTTGGAGTTGGTATTCCCAACTTGGAACTATATCACGGGATAGTAGTCCCTGACGATACGAAATACTACAAGGTAGAGTTGGAGGGGATTACAGCATCACCCGCACCCCCTGAACCTGAAATAGAGGACTTTGATGGGTGTAGTTGCCACACTTATTCCTATACCAATCCCTTTGAGGAAGAAGCGGTCATATTCACTTACCTTGATTGTGTGGGGGACGAACAGACCATTACGATTACTCCACTTTCAAGTCAATCGTGGTGTGCGTGTCAGAATACAAACTCACCAAACATCTCAACGGAAGTCGCAGTTGATGGGGGTGTGTGTGAGGTGTGTGAATGTATTACATATTCTATAACCAATACGACAGAGTTAGGTGGTTTATTTAGTTATACAAACTGCTCGGGTGATACGATAAATCAGGGGATAGAAAGTTTAGAAACTATAGAGTTCTGTGCTTGTGAAGGTAGTGTAGAAGATGGTGGATATGAACTAACTGAATTAGGGGTATGTCCTCTTCCGTTTAGTGCGGATTGTAGAAGTTATGGTGTATCCTTCTCTGGTTCTACACCATATTCATACACCTATACGGGTTGTTGTGGAACACAACAGACAGCAATCATTCCACCTTCAACATCGTTGATATTGAAGATAAACTTCCCTGCTCCGACACCACCAGGAATCAGTGCGGTATTACTCGGTTCTGCAAGTCCTGACCCTTGTCCTGAACCTCCACCGATTACGGGGATTACCTATAGTGGTGGAACACAAATCATCGGTAGAAATGTATGTGATGATACACTACAATATTTTACCTACTTTGGAGACCCTATTTTCTTGGGTGTTTTCTTCAACTTCCAAGAGACCCTTTATGAGTTTATTGAAGTAGGTGGGGGTGGATTTATTGACTTGGTGAATCCATATATTTTCTTGACTCAAGCTCAAGGATTATCTGCGTTCCCTTGTCCTATCTACGCATCGGGGACTTGTTTTTCTGGTCTAACAAAAATCTCTGAACCATTCTTCTTCTACTTGGACGAGGTATGTTCTCACGGGGATAGAAACCTATTTTTTATGAATAAGATGGGGACTTGGGATTACTATAACTTCCGTGAGAGAGAAGACACGGGATACTCTGTGAATAAACAGGAATATCAAGCGTCCCCACTTCTGTATTCTCAAGGGTGGGATACGACCTCATATTATGGGTGGGCTTCCAAGAGAAATGTTTGGAGTAATAATGTCGTAAAAGCTGGTGTCCTTTACACCGCACCCCTCCCACAAGCAGAAAGTATTTGGTTGAGTGAGGAGTTATTCCAATCTCCGTCAGTTTATATGATAGGGGATAATGGTGTGTTAGAACCGATTGTAATCACCAATACGGAGGTTTCAGTTCCGAACTACCAAATCAACTCATCGTTGTATCAAATCTCAATAGAGTATAAGTCGTCTTACGACACAACAAGACAACAACAAGAATAATATGGTTGTAGAACTATGGTTGAAATCCAACATCACGGGTGAGTATGTGAGTATGGATTTGATTGGAGATGTTAGTATATCAGTCAATAAATCGTTTGAGGAGATTGAGGATTTTACTACTCGTCAGTCAAGTTTTACCAAGACATTCAACCTACCACAGACCAGTAAAAATAGTCAGTTTTTTCAGTCAGCATTTATGGTGAATGCGTCCTCATTTGTAGATAGTGTCGTAGTTGATGCGGTCGTAAAATACGGAGGTGCTGATGTCTTCAACGGGCAGTGTAGATTAGCTCGTATTATCAACGATGTAAATGGGGGGATATACGAAATATTCTTGACTCAATCCTTACCTGACTTCACAACCACACTACAGAATATCAAGTTGATTGACTTGGATTATTCGGGGATTACACACACTTTGGATTACGATAATGTCGTATCTACTTGGAGTTATACGGGAGGGTCTTACAACGACTACACGGGGATTGCTGGTAAGTTATTATACCCCCTCGCACAATACGGATATGACTCCAATCTTTACTACGGAACATTTGAGGATAATCCAACAGGATTTACCAACTCATCATATCCTTTGGTTCTCAATCAGTTTGCGCCGTGGGTGAATGTAAAATACCTAATAGACCAAATCTTTCAGAGGTCAGGATTCTCATACGATAGTGATTTCTTTGAGACAGAATATTTCAAGGGGTTATTTGCACTCGCAAAGACAAACCAAACACAGGGGGTCAGTACCACATCAGGTTCATCAGACAACTCAAACATTTTTATTGCCACGACAAACACAGGATTTATAGATTATTCTCTAACTCCAAACTACGGAACTGGTTATACAGAATATTTCTTTCTGAATATAGAAAATACTGACCCTCTAAACATTTTTACCCCTTCCATAAGTGTATCTAACAGAGAACATTTCTTTACAGCGGTAGTGAGTGGGGTGTATAAGTTCAGAATAAATCTATCATTTTTTACACAGAATAGTTCATTCCCTTTATATCTGAATGTCGCACTAAAGGACTTGGACGATGGAACTATCTACGAACAGGTACAGGGACTTCTAATCAACCCTACGACTGACCTTACGAACTTCACCTTATACTTCAACGCAACAATACCCGCAGCATCTCGTGTGGGATTATTCTATTCACGAAATCAAGGTGGAGGTTTCCCTGACGCACAACTCGGGGTCTTTAGAACGACTTTGAGTTTATACGAATCACCTTCGTTAGGAGGAACGGATAATGTTTATTTGGGAGA